TTAGTTTTTTTTTAAAGTTTTTTTTGTTTTTTTTGCGTTCTTATCTGTTGGGCGCCTAAAAATAAAGCATAAAAAAAAGGCCCGGAAATTAATTCCAGGCCCTTAAATTGGTTGGTTAAACCTTTATTATGGTGTTTCAAGCGCTGCTTTTGCAGTTGCGAAGTCACCACTAACAAACGCATTTGGTAAATAGTTTGTTAATGCGATTCTTTCGCTTACTCTAACCGTTACGAATCCGTCACGAACGTTTGTTCCGTCCTCGCGGAAGAACTCAACGTTAATTCCGTCACGCACCCATAATTGAGTACCAACGCCAAAGTTTCCAATTAAGAAATCGCCGGCCGGAATAGCAGTATTAAGAACAACTTTCACGCCCATAAATACCGGTTGAAGACCGTTATAAACTTGATCTTTAAGGTAGTTATTTTGCGAATCTTTTAATAATAGGATTTTGTGGAAATCTGAAGGATTTAATAAAATACAATCGGCGTTGTAATTAGACGCTGCCAATTGGTTAAGGGCTGCAACAATAACGTCAAAATCATTAGCTTCGTCAACAGAGTCGGCCAAATCGCCCGCAGCGAATGCCGTTGCGTCTGTTATGATTCCGCTTAATTGCGCACCCGCACCCGTACCACTTAAAATTTGTGTGTCCTCAACTTCCAATAGTTTTTCCGGCGCACGCGCTGAAAGGTATGAAGTCAATTGAGGTGTGTCCGCCAACATTTCTTCAGAAATACGGAAATATGTTCCGATTTTTCTAACGTTAGCGTCTGCCGCCGTCATGTCGAAATCTGATTGCGTCAATGTTGCACCTTCTGCCGTAGCTGCCGCACCATTAGAATAACCGCTTTCTTTTACGAAACGTACAACGTCACTTTGTGTTGAACCTTGCGCCAATAATTGACGAATATGTGTTGGACGTGTTGGATCGAATTTGTATCCTGGTACTCTGTCCGCCGGAATAACTTCTCCGGTAAAATCGGCGCCAATTGTTACGTCCGCCTTAATTTCAAAAGAAGCACTTCTTGAATTTCCTTTTGAAAGGTTTTCAATTGCGCCACCTTCAAACGCTTCTTTTAAAGCGCCTTTGAATGTCATTCTTTTTTTAGTTTCAAACGCTTTTTTGTTTGATACTTCGATTGCGTCTAAACGCTCATTTAATTTAGTCGCCATTTCTGAAACTTCAGATTTAACGATTTCGTTCGCCTTAACAACAACGTTTTCAACAACTTCGTTGTTAGACTTTTCGATTTTTGAATCAATGGCGCTATTAAATTGGTCCAATTGATTTTTTAGATTTTCTTCCATTTTTAATTTTTTAAGGAATTTATTAAATAATTTATTACATCGGAATCATTGTTTTTTGTTTCTACATTCGGCGAAGTGATTTCCTCAACCGGCTTCGTGAACTCCACAAATAATGATTTTAATTTTAATATTTCGGCTTCGATAGCGAATCCCATTTCGTCGGAAATGTCGCCTTTGCGAATTAGTTTCGAAAGGTTGTCATAACGCTTTGACAATTTGTCAACGTCGATGTTTCCTTTTACGTCTAATATTTTAGCTTGATCGTTGGCCGCTAATGTAACGGCGCTAATTTCGTACAATTTAACTTCGGTTATTTCGCGATAATCGCCTTTATTATTTTTTTGAATTGGCATAATACCAACAGAATTTTCGGTAATAACTCCGGATTTTATTAATTCAACAACGTCATTTCCTAATTGTGTTTTTGCAATTTCCGCCACGAATACCAATCCTTTGTCGTCTTCGTACAATTCCGTCATTTTTCCAATTGGTTGGTTCATGTCGTGTTGATACAAATATTTAACGCGTTCGCCATTTTCGGCAATTGTTTTTTTATACGCGCCTTTCATAATTACGTCATTGTCGGAATCTTTATTTCCGAAATAACTTCCATAACCTTTTATAATTCCGGCCTTTTCGTCGGCGTCTATTAATTCGCCAACCGGAGCCGCTTTATATAGAATTGTATTCATATTGAAAAATTTTTGTAAATATACGAATTTTAAAAATTATTTAAACCGCCGGCGGCAATGCCTAAACCAATTGTTGAAATATCGCCAACAGTTTGCGCGCCCTCAATTGGTATATATGCAACCGAACAACGGCAATTTATACATTCCGCAGCACCGCCCATTGGATCGCCTGGAAACATCATTGGTTGACCGCCAACTAAAAATGTATTGTTAGCCATTACAATTTGGCCGTCCGCTTCCGAATGTGTGTCGCGCGTTCTGTCGTCAAAACTTGCAATCCATTCTTTTTGTAATTGTTCCGGCGGAAAAATTGATTGTGCGGCTTGCGTTTGTGCAAAGTTAGCCGCCGCCGTCGCTTCGGTACGAACAACGCGTTCGGCTTGCCATTGTGAATATGTATTAAATTGGTTTCGTAATATACGCCCACGTTCAACCGCGCCCAATGTCATGAACTCCGGATCGCGCATCAACCTTTGTGTTATATCTATTAAAGTTTTTCGAGCCGTTCCGCTTACTAATGTAACACGTTCCGCGCCCATTGCTGAACCAAACGCGCCGAATGCATCGCGCCATATATCGTCAACCGCTGATGTGTCAACCGCTTTTGTAATAAACTTTTGAAAATTGTTGACGTACCATTTCGCGAATCGCATTCCGATTTCGGTGTACAAATCACGATATATTTTTAATAAATCTTTATTGTCAAATAATAATTGGAAATTTGTTTGGCCGTCTGCAATAAACGATTCAATGCCTTTGTTATATTCACGTTTATAAAAACGCTTAACAATGGCGATTTGCTTTTTTTCTGCAATGTCCAATTGGCGTTCAAAAGACGATTGCCATTTGTCTTTGTCTATTGGCATTTATTCGTTTATTTCGTTTAATTTTTTATTAACCCAATCACGCATTGCGGTTCCTCCCCATAAATTCCAGGAAACAAAACCATTGTCGCGCCATGGTGTGTCCTTGTATTGGTCCGCGATTGTTTGGTTGCCCTCATGACGCGCAAAAAATGATTTAATACGGTTTAACATTTCAATTGTTAATGGTTCGCGATTTGCTAACATTGACGCACGTCGCCAACCGGTTGCGGTTCCGGCGCGTACTTCGTCGCCGTATTTTTCGCGCCATTCAATCATTCGTTTGGCGTTATTCGTTGCGGTTTGTGGATAATTTGAAAACGTTTCCGCCTTTTCTGTTGGTTCGTCTTTGCTGCTCATTGGGTGGCCTTCCGGCAACAAATCGGTGTCGTGTTTGCCACTTCTATATTTGCCGTTTCTTAATGCGTATAAAAATGAATTAACGCGAGCCATTGCCCATTGTTCCGGCGACGATACCGACGGCCGTACACTTGACGGATTTGTTCTATATGCGCCAATTCCACGTTCATAGACTTGAAATAATATTGAAACGGTTGTTCGTTTGTCTTCGTCGTCGCCGACTTCGTCGTTGTGATCGTCGATTTTATTTTGTAACGCTACTTTAAGACGTTCCGAAATTTCTTTTTTTTTTACGTTGTCCGTATTCAAAAACTTGTTTACGTCAACATCAATGTTTTCAATTGGAATTTCAACATCGTTTGATTGTACCGGAATAAGATTCGCCGGAATATAGTAATCGTCTAATTGTGTTGTTTCGTCGTCTTTTCCGTAATTCATTGCGGCGCGCTTTTCGTTTGGTGTCAACCACCACGCTTTTGTTAATTGGTCCACGACTTTGTCCGTTTCTTCTTGTAACTCCGGAATAACTGAAAAATCAAATTCAATACAAAGTTTGTCCCCAAATTTAGGCGCCAACCAACGATTTAATTCGTCTTTTATTTTTAATAATTCCGGAATGACCGCGTTTTGATATAACGCCTTTTTCGCTTCCTTCATATTGTTATATGACGCGGAATCGGTATTGTTTAACAATTGAACCGGCACGTTGTAAATATTACATAAATCTTTTATTGATGCGTTGTATTGTTCAATCAATGAAACGTCCGCAGCATTTAAACCAAAGTTAACCCAACTTAATTTTTTCGGTGTTATAATAACATCGCCGGCATTGTCTGATCCTTGAAATTGTTTTCGGAATTTGTCTTTCAATTGTTGCGCTTGTACTTCGTTTATATCGCCCTCATCACTCATTAATAAACCGCGCGCCGTTTGGTTCTGTAAATATTTAACTCCGGTTTGTACCGCTTCATTGTTTGTTGTTAATGAACGTAAACCGGCACGCAATGGCGATTGTCCGTATAAATGTGAACCCGTTCCGTCATAATAAGGATTAAAATCTTTTATGTGGCATATTTCGGACGCGTCAATTTCAAACGTTCCGTTGTATTCTATTTTGTATTTTGAAACCGGCTTCATAATTCCACCGGAAACGATTTCCATAATTTGTGACGGCATCACATATAATTCAGTATATTTTCCAACATTGGCGCCGGTGTCCGGTCCTATTCCGTAAATGTAACGGTTGCCGGTTAATTTTCCGAACGCTATCAATTCAGTAATCCAACTATTATAAGATTGCGCCGGATTTGGACGTTCCAACAATTTGTGCAATTCGGTGTCTTGTAACTCAACCAACGAACGTTTTTGCAACATTGCCGCCTTATGTATTGTTGCAGCGTCAAACGTTCCGGACGTCATCGCCTTATATCTTTTGTAGTCGTTTTCGTTTGTCTTTTCGTAAACTTGAAACGGAATTGTTGTCGCCGCTTTTGTTATTAAATTAACCAACGCGTAAATCGTTGAATTTTTTCGATAACCTTCTGTAATATAGGAATCGTCATTTTCCGGATTCCAAATGATTGATTCGCCCAACCAACTATATATTGCGTTGTTGTATTGTTGTGCGGTTTGTTGTGCGTTTTTTGAAATTATAGATTTAAAGCGGTCTAATAATGAAGCCATATTTTATTGATGTATAAAATTTTCGTAAAAATACAAAATTTAAAATTGTTTTTTATACGACAAAAAATTCACTTCGGTTTTTATATTTAGAATAAACGGCGTAACGCAATGCATCGCATAAATGGTTGTTGGCGTCAATTGGTTTGTTGATGATTGTTTCGTCTTTTAATTGCTGCCAATAATACGAATGTTGTTCGCGTTTTAAATTGGTTGATTCGTTACTGACAAAAACTTCATGTTCTTTTATTAAACTAATACCGGCGTTTATTGATCCGGCGCCCTTGACCGCACCTTTTGCCAACACGCCCATTTGTCTTAATTCAACAATGGATTTTGGTTCGGCACTATCACAATAGGCCAACACGTCGTTTTTATTTATGGATTTTAAAAAGTTTGCAATGTCGCGGTTTGTCATTCCTTTTTTATACATTAACTCGTTGATGTACAATTTATCTTTAATTTTGCCGACTTCTAAAATTGCCAATTCGTCGTTTGTGAATCCAAAGTCAATACCAATAACCGTTTCGTCGAACTCCGGAAATTCTGCAAATGGAATATATTTCCAATTCGTAAAGATTTGACGGTTTGAAAATTGCGCGCGTTGGCCTTCTCCATATACGCGCCAATAGTCCGGATCGCGTTCTTTAATGCGTTCTATTTCCTGGACCAATTCCGACGGTAAAAATTTATTGTCTTTATACGTTGTTATAAATAAATCGCAATCGTCGCGTTCGATAACTTCATTATATAACCAATGAATCGGGTCCGACGGATTGAAATCAATAATCATTTCGCCAACGGTCCGCATATTTAATTGTCGAAAGTCTTCAAAGTTTAATTCGTTGGATTCATTCAAAAAACAAATATCGTGTTTGGCGCCACGAATTTTTTGTGGATCGTCTGTTGAAATGAATTGAACCATTGAACCATTGTATCGAAATACGTTTTCCGCTTTGTTGTGTTCGCCTTTGTAGTAAACGCCTAATTTTGTGGCAATAGAAACGAAATCACGCAATACCGAACGTTTTAAAGCCGGTAACGTTTTACGCACAATTGATATTGTCAACGGCTTTTTTGTGGTTGTTAGTTTATATATAAGATACTGACAAATCGCATAGGTTTTGCCGGAACGTGTTCCGCCTTGATGTACTTTAATTCGCGCCGTTGAATTTAATGTTTGGTAAAATTGAACGTTGCAAAATTCTTTTATTTGTCCTTTGCCGGTGTCCATTCAATGATTTTAGATTCAATGCTGCCGTCCATTTGTATTTCCTGGCGTTCAACGAATCCACGTTTTTTTCCTTTTGTTTTCAAATAAAATATTGTTGCGGTTGTATTGCCGTCTTTAATTTGTTTGTGCAATTGTGATTCGACAAAATCCAAAGTGAAGTTTTGCAATTCGTCAACCTTTGATTTGAACGCCTTATCTTTATTATAATATTCATAAAACGTTGACCGCGCGCAACCTACTTTT